GCAAGCAAATATTCCAATGATCGTGACTAATCACACCTATGATGTCATCGGTGCTTATGTTCCTACTAAAGAGATGGGTGGTGGTTCTGGTCTTAAGTATGCCGCTTCTACTATCATATATCTCAGTAAGAAGAAAGAGAAAGATGGAACAGAGATTGTTGGAAACATTATCAAGGCAAAGACTGCTAAGTCACGTTTAAGCAAAGAAAATCAAGATGTAGAGATTCGTCTTTTCTATGATGAACGTGGTCTAGATCGATATTACGGACTACTTGAACTTGGGGAACTTGGTGGACTTTGGAAAAACGTTGCAGGGCGTTATGAGATTGATGGAAAGAAAATCTACGGAAAGCAAATTCTTGCTAATCCCGAAGAATATTTCACTGAAGAAATAATGAACAAACTTGATGCCATCGCAAAACAACAATTCTCTTATGGAACGAATTGAGACAACTATTCTCAGAAATTTAGTATTTAACGAAGACTATTCTAGAAAGGTTATACCTTTTATACAACCAGATTATTTTGAACAAAAGTCTGAAAAAGTTATTTTTGAAGAGATCACTCAATTCATTGTAAAATATGGTTCAGCAATTACAGTTGAAGCACTTAATATTGAGGTCGAGAATCGAACAGATTTAACTGAAGATCAGATTAAAGAAATTAGGGAAATCAATAAAAACTTAAATGATTTCCCTGTAGATAAGCAGTGGTTACTTGATACTACTGAAAGATGGTGTCGTGACCGTGCCATTTACTTGGCACTTATGGAATCGATTCATATTGCCGATGGAAATGATTCTAAAAAGAATCGGGATGCTATTCCTAGTATTCTTTCCGATGCTCTTGCTGTTAGTTTCGATAACAATATCGGTCACGATTATCTAAACAACTATGAAGAACGATATGAGTATTATCACAGAAAGGAGGATAAAATTGAATTTGATCTTGAGTACTTTAACAAAATTACCAAAGGCGGTCTCCCTAACAAGACTCTTAATATCGCTCTTGCTGGTACGGGTGTCGGCAAGACTTTATTCATGTGCCACGTTGCTAGCTCCGTCTTGCTGCAAGGACGGAACGTTCTCTACATTACAATGGAAATGGCAGAAGAGAAAATTGCTGAACGAATTGATGCAAATCTCTTAAATGTTCCTATCCAGCAATTGGAGGAATTGCCAAGATCGACCTTTGAAAATAAGGTAACAAATCTCGCAAAGAAAACTAGTGGATCACTTATAATTAAGGAGTATCCAACTGCTTCTGCGCACAGTGGACATTTCAAGGCACTTCTTAATGAACTTGCACTTAAGAAGTCATTTAGACCTGATATTATTTTCATTGATTACCTTAATATTTGCGCTTCCTCTAGGTATAAAGGAAACAGCAATATCAATTCATATACATTTGTTAAAGCAATTGCTGAGGAACTTAGGGGGCTCGCAGTTGAGTTTAATGTCCCGATTGTCTCCGCTACTCAGACCACTCGTTCAGGTTACGGTTCTTCTGATGTTGAACTTACTGATACTTCTGAGTCCTTTGGTCTCCCTGCTACTGCTGATCTTATGTTTGCCCTTATTAGCACTGAAGAGTTGGAGCAACTTGGGCAGATTATGGTAAAGCAACTTAAAAATCGTTACAATGATCCTACAATTTTTAAGCGTTTTATTGTGGGTATTGATCGTGCCAAAATGCGTCTCTATGACTGTGAGCAGTCTGCTCAGACAGACATACTTGACTCTGGGCAGGATGACGAGTATAATGAGTACGAAGACAAGAAACCCAAAAAATCGTTTGAGGGATTTAAATTTTAAATATGGATCACATATATCAAAATCCAGAATTTGGACAAGAATGGTTTACTTATCCAAATCTTTATAAATCTATCGTTTTACTCTTACCTTCGGGAAGTAAATTTGTTGAGGTTGGATGCTGGAAAGGCAAATCATCCGCATTTATGGCTGTAGAAATTGCAAACTCTGGTAAAAATATTGAATTCTATTGCGTAGATCATTGGATTGGTAGCATTGAGCATTATGACAGAAACTCTCATACTTATGAACCAGAGATTCACAAGTTGTATCAAACTTTTATTGATAATATGAAACCTGTAGAATCATATTATAAACCAATGAGAATGACTTCTTTGGAAGCTTCTAACCACTTTGAAGATCAAAGTTTAGATTTTGTTTTTATCGACGCATCTCATGAATATGAAGATGTGTGTAATGATATTGATGTGTGGATTCCTAAAGTAAAGACTGGTGGATTTCTTGCTGGGCATGACTATTGCGATTCATTTGTTGGCGTGAAAGAAGCAGTTAATCAAAAAATTAAAAATTTCAGCACTTCTGAATCTTGTTGGATTTCTCAAGTTACTAGGTAATTTTATGAAAAATTTCCAAGCAGAAAGTAAAAAATCTGGTGATGAATTTGAAAATCTTGTTGAGCAAGACCTTATTCGTAGGGGATATAAAATTATTTCTACCAACACTAAAATTGATAGTATTGGGGTAAATGTAGATTACATTGCCGAAAAGGATGGTGTACTGGAATATGGTGAGGCAAAAGGTGGGAAGGAAGGAGGTAAAAAACGTCCTGGTGCCCAACGTACCGATAACGTAAAAAAGGCAATTTGTAACGGTGCTCTACTAAATGTAAAAGATAAAAATGCACGTTATGTGGTTTATTTTTCTGCTAAACCTAAAGAGGGAAATTCTTCAGATGAAATGATTAAAACTGCAATTTCTGCTGGATTTATTGATGAAGTTCGATATTTGAGTTATAATGTAGAGGATTGATTTTAATGACTATTTCAATTAACAAAAAAACACTAGAAAACGGATACACTGAATATACTATGACTGAAACTGCAAAACACGTTGATTTTGATAAGTACGCTGAGTTCGTAGATGCTGTAACTTCTGATGCATCTAAAGATTTTCTTGCCCTATCTGATCGTTTGGTTGCTCTTGATGAGAAAGGTGCAAACATTGAGCGCCTTCTGACTGCCTCTGTTGGTATTAATGCTGAGGGTGGTGAGTTTATGGAGATCGTCAAAAAGATGGTGTTCCAAGGCAAACCTTATAATGAAGATAATCGTGAGCATCTGATTATCGAACTGGGTGATATTATGTGGTATGTTGCCCAAGCTTGTATGGCACTTGGAGTCAGTATTGACGATGTAGTTGCCCGCAATGTTCAAAAACTTCTCAAGCGTTATCCAGAAGGTGCTTTTGATGTTTACTTCTCCGAAAACCGTGCTGCTGACGACCGATGACTAAAGAAAAACAAGTAACAATTAAAATGGATGTTCGCTCTGCTGCGGCAGTTCGACAAATTCTTTTTGAATCTCAAAAAGGATATACTTATGATGAAGCAAGTGTTCCTCCACGAATTAATGATATTCGTGAAGTTATTCTTGAACTAGACAATAAGATTGGTGCAATCGTTGGTGAATAATAAATACTTCAAAAAATGTCTTTGATCGGAAAGAGAAGAGGAAGACCAACTACAAGAACGCAGTTTGATTCAATACTCAAAAAATTTATAGTTTTTGCAAAAAGAGATCTAAGAATTAATTCAGAAATTAAAATTATACTAATTGATGATGCTGATTTTGCAAAAGAAAAAAGAGCTTTTGGGATGATGAAGGATCAAATAATTTATGTTAGTATTATAAACAGGCATCCTATAGATATTTTGAGAACTTTATCTCATGAACTTGTTCATTACAAACAAAGAATTGAAGGTAAATTGATGAACGGAACAGTCGGAAGTTCTGTCGAAAATCAAGCAAATGCTAAGGCAGGTGAAATCATGAGGAAATATGGACACCTGCATCCTGAATTATTTGACCTAATGCCCATTAGGTGATATAATTCTTTTACTGGGGAATTAGCTCATTTGGTAGAGCGCCTGCTTTGCACGCAGGAGGTAAGGGGTTCGACTCCCCTATTCTCCACTTTGCCCGTGTACTCCAACGGTAGAGAGGGTGGACTTAGAATCCATACAGTGGAAGTTCGAATCTTCTCACGGGCACTAAATATTTCAAAAAATGGCAGGAAGAACTAGCGGAAAATCCGCTTGGGAAAAATACTATAAAAATAAAGATGGCATAAGTGTAGTAGTTAAGAAGTCTGCACCATATTATGCTAACGAAACTACTTCAAAAGTAGAAGGTAATTTGCAAGTTAGTACATCAGTAATTTATAGGGACATATTTTCTCAGCATATTTCTAGAGGAGGAAATACGAAAATAGGATTTCAATTTAATGAAAATGGTTCAGTATACTATTCTCCAGTAGATAACTTTAAAAAGCCAGGAAGAGAAAGTGGTATAGATTTAAAACCAGAATCTTTTGGTATTGAAAATGAAACTTTTAATAGTTCTTACAATTATTATCAAAGAGTTATAAATGCCATCGCAGATCGTTGGGCAACTAGTGATTACAGTGGAGAACTGTATGATTATCTTATGGAATTAGTTGCATATGCAAACGGTGGTTCTGGGGATTATACTGGGATAAAAAAAGAAGGATTTCCTTGGGGTGACATACAAAGTTATTTTGCCGAAGTTATTGGTCCGCTAGCTTGTATTAACAAGGGTGTATTGAGTGATTTGGGAATAACAAATCTTCCAAATGCCAAGATCTTTATGCCACCTTCTTCTGTTCCACTATATGATTATAAATTAATTGCTGGTGGTCAAGAATATCTAATATCTGCAAAATCTGGTAAAGGTGTTACCAACCAAGTTAAACCTCAATTTGTGATTCCTTATATTGAATCGGCGGATCTTAAATCTACTAATGCATACAAATTACTGCAAATATTGGCGGATTATTCTATTAAAACTGGAGCATTTCTTGGTTGGCAATTGTTACAAAATACTGTGGAATTAACACCTGCAGCAATTGCTGATGTGGCAGTTAATTATGAACCAAGAAATAAAAAATCATCTGATGAAATTATTAATGTTGAACCATGGTTGCCATTTTTGAGGAAGTATTTTCCTAATGCTAAAACTGTTACTTATGGTCAGGTTAGATATAAGTGCGAAACTTTAATAAAGACTGCATCAACAACTGGAATTCTTCATACTAATCTTAAAAAAATATTTGAAGAATTCTTAAACAAATCGAGAATTATCTATGTAAAAATGTCAATTTCTATTCCTGATGGTAGAATAAGATTCACTAGAATAGGTGATGGTGGAGTTAAAAAAGTTAATTATGTTGAATTGAGATCTTCTAATGATTCTCAAAATAGAACTTCTGATAGAATTGGATTTGATATGGTGAGGTAGACAGTTCATAAACTGTCCACTCACGAAGAAAAACTCCCTAGCAATACCCTATAATACTTCTATGGCAAAGAACACTCACCTAGAACACTTAGAAGACGACATCCTGAATCAAGGATCTCAGGGTGGGAGAAATGCGATTGCTTTTTTGCGAGAGTTGGGAAATATGCTCTCGGCAAAAAGTTCTGCTGTTCAAATTACTACAAAGTGGGATGGCGCCCCCGCAGTAATTTGTGGTACTAATCCTGAAAATAAATTGTTCTTTGTGGGAACCAAATCTGTATTCGCAAAAACTGAACCTAAACTTTGTTATTCTGAGCAGGATATCGTTAATTTTTATGGTTATGGGCAACTGGCAGATAAACTTAAAGCTTGTCTAACCTATCTGAAAAATATTGGTATTAAGGGAGTTATTCAGGGAGATCTTCTTTTTACTAACGACAAGAATAATGGATTTATTGACGGGAAAAATGTAATCTATTTTCGCCCTAATACAATTACTTATGCTGTTCCTGCAGACTCTGACCTTGGTGCAAAAATCAGCTCTGCAAAGTTGGGAGTAGTTTTCCACACTAGTTATAGTGGTCCAACGATTGCAGATATGAATGCATCGTTTGGTGTTGATATTAGCGGATTTCGGCAAACCTCAGACGTTTATGTGACTTCTGCTTCATTTAAAGATGCTACTGGAGTCGCTAACTTTACTGAAGAGGAACTGAGAAATTATAATTCCGCCGTAAATGTTGCAGAAGGATCTCTTCGCCAGGCATCTGCATTTCTTGATGTTCTGACTGCAACTGGAGAATCTAAGTTCTTAATGTCTACGTTGTTTAAAAGATTCTTTAACAGTTATATTAGTAAAGGTATTGCCATGCCAAATACCCGTAGTGTTGCAAATGAGTTTAGTACTTTTTATTCAAATCTTTTAGATAAAGAGATTCTTTCCAAAAAAACAAAAAATGCACAAGATAAATATTTAAAAATAAAAACAGAGGGTTTGCAATTTATTAAAACTAACGATAGAGCAATTTATATGACAGTTGCTTCATATATGAATCTTCAAAAAGCCAAAACACTTATTATTCGTCAACTTTCTAAGGTTAATACTTTTGGAACTTTCTTGAAAACTGATGATGGATATAAGGTTACGGCTCCAGAAGGATTTGTTGCTATTAAATCTGGTAATGCACTTAAATTGGTAGATCGTTTAGAATTTAGTAGAGCAAACTTTACTGTTGCAAAAGATTGGGATAAATGAAAAGTTTTTCTAAGTTTTTACAAGAAACAGCAGCATCTTTACAGGCCACTAGACTTGGATTAGAAGGTGATGGGCACGGAGGTTGGTATAAAAATGGTGAGTTTGTTGCAAAAACTGTTAAGGGACAACTTAAGTTCTTTAACAAGAGGCAGGCATTAGGAAAAGATCCTGCTCAAAGTGAATTAGAGAAAAATGTTTCTGATCCTAATTTCCAGGATCCAGCACTCGCTCAACAGCAGGCGGCACAGCAACAAGATCCTGCACCAGAGCAGCAGGCAGCAGCACAGGAAGCACCTCCAGTCAATTATCTACCAGTAGAAAAAACTAAGGGAACTTTAACAATTGCATTTGGTCGTTTCAATCCTCCACACCTTGGACATTTGCAGTTGATGGATACTGCTGCAGGTGCTGCAGAAGCGGAGGGTAGTGATTATATGATCATTCCTTCCCGTAGTCAGGACAAGAAAAAGAACCCTTTAGATGCTGATACTAAGGTTTCTATTATGAGGCAAATGTTCCCTCAACATAGTGAGAGAATTGCGAATGATGCAAATACCAGAACAATTTTTGATGTGCTCAAGAAAGCACATAACGATGGATATGCTAATGTAAGAATTGTTGGTGGTGCAGATAGAGTCAAAGAATTTGATAAACTTGCTAATAATTATAATAACAATCTATATCAATTTGATAATATTGAAGTAGTTTCTGCTGGTGATAGAGATCCAGATTCTGAGGGTGTTGAAGGTCTTTCAGCATCTAGAATGAGACTTGCCGCTGCTGAGGGGGACTTTAAGACTTTCCGTGCTGGTATGCCTCCAGATATGAGACCAAAGGATGCGAGAGCAATCTTTGATACTGTTCGTGCATCGATGGGTATTCAAGATCAAGTTGCAGAAGTTTGGGAAATTGCTCCTAAATTTGATCAAAAGTCTCTACGTGAGAACTACTTGAACGAGGCAATCTTTAGAATTGGACAACTTGTAGAAAACTTGAATACTGGTCTTCTTGGAAGAATTATTCGTAGAGGTACAAATTATCTGATTTGTGTAACTGAAGATAATATTATGTTTAAGTCTTGGATTAAAGACGTGACTGAAGCATACACTGAAAAGCATATGGATAGAATGTATAGGGAACCTGGAAAACCAAATACTTTAGTTGGTACTACTGGTTATCTGAAGTATGTCGATAAACAGACTAAGGGTGCTCAATTAGGAAAAGAAAACCTTGCATATGGGCAGAAAAACTTTGGTTTAAATTTCATAAATAAATATAGAAAAAAGTAGAATTAAGATTCCAAATGGATACTAAAATTTTTGAGGAGGACTCTAAACAAGGTAAGCCTCCTATTGGTGATCAGGCAAAGGGTATTGAAAAGCAGGCAAGGCAACTTGCCTATGATATCCGCTATGAAATCAAAAAGGCAACTGGCGACAAAAAACTAGATCCTGCCGCACTCAAAAGAGAGTATCTTAAGGGACTTCAAAAATCTTCTCAGCCACCAGCAGTTAAACTAAGGGCAAAGCAAATGTTAATGGGTGAAGATTATATCTCAGATGTTAAAAATATTGTATCGGAAAATGTTGCAAATGCTTTATATAAAGTATTTGTAGAGGGTGTAGATAATACTCCAGAAATAGAACTAGATTATTTAAAAGAACTTGCGGATACCAAAGAGACAAAGTATAAAGTAAGAGTTACTGACAGAAAGACTGGAAATTCTTATGTTCGTTATGCAACCCGTGAAAAAATTTCCGAACTTCGTGCAAATCCAAACATTTCTTCGGTTGAAATGACCGAGCACGGTGAACCAAGAGATTCGGAAAAGAATAAAGGTGCCGAAACTGCCGCAGTAAAATCTGGCAAGGCAAAGAAAGACTATGATGGTGATGGTAAAGTAGAAAGTGGCGCCAAAGAATATCGTGGTGCTGTTCATAATGCAATTCAACGTAGAAAAGGTGGAGTAGCAGACGGTAAAGATACTTCAAGTGTTAAAGAGGATTTCATCGGTGAAGTAAAAACTACCGAAGAAAAAAAGAATAAAAAGGTTACTGGTGAGGGTGTAAACAATTCTAGTATTGTCAAAGTATTCCCTGACGACAAAACTGCACCATCACGCCACGGAATGGTAGTAGCAAATAGTTATGAAATGGGTGGAGCAGTTATTACTGAGAAGGCAGTAAGTCAGGCACAGCAAAAATTTATGGGAATGGTTTATGCTGCCAAAAAAGGAGGAAAGGCAGCATCTCCAGAAGTCGCAAAGGCGGCAAAGGGAATGAGTGAAAAAGAAGCAAGAAAGTTTGCTAAGACCAAGCACGAAGGACTTCCAGTTCACAAGGAAGCGGCAGAATGTGGAAGTGAGGAAGATCCAAGACAAATGAAGACCAAGAAAGATAAGGTAAGAACTGCACTTGGTCTGATGGGCATTAAAGCTTCTTATGAACCAGAAGGTAAAATGGTTGATGAAGCAACTGCTGCTGCTAGAAGAGGTCTTTCTGATACACACAGACCAGGAAGAGAGGAAAGAGCATCTGCTGCCGCTAAATCTTTAGCAGGAAAGAAAAAAAGACAGGAAGTTCTAGATACGCACGAAAAAAAGACTGGAACTAAACTTGATATTTCCAGATCTAGAGAAGGTAAAGAACATTCTAAAAATTTTCCAGGTTCAAGACAAGAGCCAAAGGAAAGAGGTGCAAAAGAAACTTCCTCAGAAACACAAAATAGAAGAGCAAGCAGACATAATGAAAGAGTGATGAAAAGTGGATTTACTAAAAAGGAAAAAGCAGAAGATACTGCAAGAAGACCATACGATAGTGCGAGAGACTGATTCCTAAATAAGTCAGGATAGTATTGGGAGGTTATTATGACTACCGCATTCTTACTTGCAACACTTACTGGCACTTTAAGTGCAGCAAATGTTCAACTTATTTTAGGCATTCTTCTGGCAATCTCTGAGGTACTCGGAGCAGATCCAAGAGTTAAGGCAAATGGCATTGTTTCGTTTATCTTGCTTCAAGTTAGAAATTATCTTGCTAATAGAAAAGCACGTTGATTATTAATACTAATTAATTTAAAGGGATCTATTTTTTATAGGTCTCTTTTTTTTATAAATATCAATATAAAGAAACTATAGGTAAGGAAACATGGCTCTTTGGGGCAGTAAAGATTCGGTTTACTCGACTGGCACTATTGCCGTCGATCTTGGTACTAACACCGTAACGGGAACTGTTGGTGTTGTTACATTTACAAATGCTGGAATTAGAACAGGAGATGTTATAACAGTTGGTGCGGGTGCAACTTATGGTTATGCTGTTATAACTGGATTTACCTCCACAACTATTTCAATTGCTAGCACATCTTATTTTGTTACTGGATTAACCACTGTTGCTGCTGGTGCTGCATATAATATTTCTGAAGAACCAGTTTATACTCTGGTCGATTCAATCTACAGAGCACCAGAAATGAAGACTTCTGGATTCTCTACCAGTAAATTCTTTACTGGAGTTTTCGGTGTAGATACGACTGAAGCTGGCGTTGCCCGCACAACTACTGTTGGTGGAAAAGCAGGCGCCTTTGGTGTTGCTCACGCTGGTTGGGTTGGAGTTACAACTTACGTTGATACTCATGGAAACTTAAGAGTTAAAGCAGAAACTCTTGTTGCAGGAAGTTCAATTACAACTGATGCTGCTGATGACGTTCAATATCCAGATGCCTGATAACAGATGAGATTTGATGAATTGAACGAAAGCAATTATATGCTTTTTGCTATAAAATTTTATAATAATCCTCAATCTGTTACGAAGGAAGATTTTGATAACGATTTGAAAAGAATACGTTATGTGAAAAGACTACTTAAGAGATATAAGGAAACTGGGGAACTGAAAGTACATCTCATATTAAACCATTTAATCATTTTGTTTAATGTATTTAATGATGCTACAGTTCCCCTGCTGTTTTATAATTTAGAAAAAGATCTTTGGCCTTCTATAAAAAGCTTTTTAATCTTTTTAAATTGGATTCCTGAATATCCAAAAACTGAACTTAGTGAAATAGAAGAAGATAAAAATTGTTTAGATCAATTACACTCAATTTAATGGATAAGGTAGATAAAATTATTTCTATAATAAGACAGATAAGAGAAGAATCTGGTGCTATGAGTACTGGAAGTTCAGGATCTACCCCTGGATTTAGTGAAAAATCTCCAGCAGAAGGACCTACTGCAGGTATATCTCCAAAACTTGGGTCAATCAGAAAACGTTATGCAACTGGTGGACGTAATTCTCGCAAACCATGGTTAGATTATTTAAATAATAAAAAAATATAAAAACATTTAAAGAGAAAAATGTTCAGTCAAGGATCCAAATTAGCTGTTTTAGAGTCAAAGCTTGCCATGTATGAAGATCTTTCCCGTGAAATGTTAGACAAGCTGGAGACGGCCGTTGAAAAAATATCAGAAGGAAATAATAGAATTGCTACAATACTAGCAAAACACGATGAAAGGATAGATCAAAACTATAAAACTGATCAATTAATTCTTAAAATGGTTGATGAGTTGAAGGCAGAGGGAAAAGAAAATTGTTCGGCATTTGGTGAAAGAATAGATAAGATTGAAGCAAGATTAGAAGAGTTTGTAAAGTTTCGTTGGATAATTGTCGGTATAGCTTTATTTGTGTCGTTCGCATTTTCCCAATCGTCTTTTGTTGTGGATATTTTGACACCAGACCAACAACCTGCTAGAATAGAAGCAACCAAATAATGACCTGATAATGGATTTTGTTGACTCCAAGTATATTGGATTTATTTCATCTCGCCTACAAAAATTCAAAAGGGTTAAAGCAGATCTCTACAATTTTCGCTGCCCTCTTTGTGGTGATTCTCAGAAGAACAAAAATAAAACAAGAGGATATCTTTATCCTGTCAAGAATAACACTAATTTCAAATGCCACAATTGTGGTGCCAGTTTATCTTTCAATAATTTCCTAAAAGAGTTAGATCCAAATCTCCATAAGCAATACACGTTAGAGAAGTTTAAGGAAGGACATACTGGAAAAAACTTCGTGGTTGAGGAACCCAAGTTCAATTTTCAGAAACCTGACTTTTTCACAAAACGTGAAAATTCCAAAAACGTGAAAAAGTTGGATCTTCCGAAAGCATCTGAGGTTCCTGTAGCAAAAGAATACTTAGAGAAAAGAAAAATAGATCCAGAAAAGTTTTACTTTGCCCACAAATTCAAAGAGTGGACAAATACTCAGAAAAAAACTTTTAGTAAAACTAATTATGAGGAACCACGAATAATTATACCTCTATATGATTTTGATAATAACTTTATCGGATTTCAGGGAAGATCTCTCAACCTAAACTCTGTTAAATATATCACCGTGATGTTGAGTGAAGACTCTCCAAAAATCTATGGACTCAATACAATTAAAAAGGATGAGACCGTTTATGTCACTGAAGGACCGTTTGACAGCACATTCGTTCGCAACTCAATTGCTATGTGTGGAGCTGACGCTGATATTAGTGATCTCGGTTTTGGTAGGATTGTTTGGATTTATGATAACGAACCACGAAATAAAGAGATTGTCGATAGAATCTCAAAAACAATTAACCGTGGAGAAAATGTAGTTATTTGGCCTACAACAATTCAACAGAAGGACATTAATGATATGGTTCTTGCTGGACTTAATGTTATGGATGTGTTAGAATCAAATACCCACTCAGGTTTAGAAGCAAAAATTAAGTTTAACAACTGGAAGAAAATATGAGCAACGGAACAAAAGTCGTCAAAAGGAATGGAAAAACTGAATCTCTTGATCTGAACAAATTACACGTAATGGTAGAAGAAGCGTGTAAAGATCTTGCAAACGTTTCTGCATCTCAAGTTGAAATGCAGTCTGGTATTCAGTTT